GTTTTGGCGAGTTCTCTTAAGAAAAACTCCATAATGTCTATAACCTCTTCCTTGGTTGGCTCTGATTCCCTTAATTCGGAAATTAGAGCCTTTATTGGTTCGCTATCCAAGGTGAGATTATTTTTTGATGATAAATATTCTTTTACGTTCATGGTATTAATGGATTATCGGCGAATTTTTTAACCTCTTTGGTTGTAAACGTATTACCATTTTTTTGCTGACTACTAAAATAAAAATGATTAACCCCGTCAAAATGAGAATAATACCTCGCATCCCAAACTATGCCACATCTCACCCAAACCAACTCACCTTTCTCAAAAGAAACTATTTCTTCCAACTCCAAGTGAACGTGAGGCTTTTGAGATAGCGTAGGGTATTCGCCTATATTAAGACACCCATCAGTAGTGAATGACATGGCAAAATCGCCAAAATCAACTATAATAGGACAGACTGAGCCTAAATTTATAGACCTTACAACACCATCACCAAAGGCTTGGTGACTAACTTTTTGACCTACATAATAATAATTTTTCATTTCTTTTGTTTTAAATAATGTAATTGAACAGTCACGTGACCACCTTCCATCTAAGGTGTATTGTTGTACTCCATTGTTAAAAGATACCGAAAGCCAGTTACCTTGAATATCAGTAACAACTCCTTTGCCATAATTATCATCGAATACCCTATCTCCTATTTTAAACATGATTCTTTATTTTTTTACAAAGTTAAACAAGATTTATTTACTATCAAAGAATTATTTTATTTTCTCTACTTCACTAAAACGAACCCAGCCACCTCCAAACTCTGAACTGTAAATACAGCAAATCCCTCTCCCCCTAAAGAAGCCAAAAATATTTACTACTAATGTGGTTTCTTTTATTTTAACCACGTCTCCTTCTTTTAAGTAAAGAAACTTCTTAACATTGTCAATCAATTCTTGCATCACTGTTTTGTATGAAATAAGTAATTCGTAGTGAAGCGTTTCGGGTTTTAATATATTTTTCATATTAGTATTTATTATATTTACAATTAATTTCTTTTACTCTTTCACGAACTTTCTTCACGAGTTCAGTACCACCGAATTGATTTGAATAAAAATACTCCAATGCCGCATAAAATGAATCCTCATTAAAAAACGAACCCATACTTGGTTCTTCCTGCTCATTCTTAAATCTTTTGTAAGAATCCCATTTTGTAATTCCTAAGTATTTAGGTTGCTCTTCTTGTGGGTCTTGATAGAACAATAGTGCCTTGTCTTGATTTTCTATCTTAGCAATTGACTTCTCGTTTGAGCCATACATTTGACACAAGTAGTCGCAGAAAAACATTCCTTTTTCGTAACCATGCTTGGTAAATAATTTATTAATAGCTACATAGCCAATTTGTGTAAGTTTTTCTTTTCCTGCTTTACTCCAAGCCTCTGTAAAGTCTTTTGAGAACCTTCTATTTTCACTCATAATAGCAGGGTCTTTTACTTCCTTCTTTGGCTTTTTCTCTACTATTGGAATAATTACATCATTTATTGGTAAAGTGCAATTCAATTCTATATTGGTTTTCTTACTTTCATACATAGTAGTATTAGATGTAAGTAAAGAAATATTATCTTTATTTTCTTCCGCAGGAATATGTTTTTTATCTGTTTGTTTTTTATCTGTATATATACATTCGCCCTGTGGGGCAAGTGCATTCGCCCTGTGGGGCAAATGGGACTCTTTTATGCTTATATACTTTCCGCTAATAAAATCCTCTTCACAATAAAAAGCATACCAATTACTTCTGTCTGTTTTGTCTTTACTAAAATTACCTTTTAATAAAACTTTCTTCTCTACTAAACCATCTAATGATGTTCGTATTTTCTTCGGAGATATATAGTCGAATATCTTAGTAAATGCAACCACTGAATTATAACTCCAGCAACGCTCTTGCCCTGCCAATTCCCCTTCCACCACTTTATGTATGTGTGTTTTGTTAGCCATATTCTTGCCAATCCAAAAAGATAGGTTTTCAATTAATATAGCCTCTACTATTCCGTATTGTTTTGCATTTTCGGTGTCAAACCAGTGTTTTTCAGATACCATTTTATTATAAAAATTTAGGTGGACAAAAAAAGAACACCCCAAACAAGATAGGCACGCATGGCGTGGTAAGAGTCTATCTGTTTGAGGTGTTCCTCGTATTAATATTTTCTATTGCAAATTTACTCACAGACTCTTACCTATGCAAGTATTTTGCTAATTATTATACTAAATATAATGAAAAATTTTCACATTATCACAATGTATGAAAAACTGTGCAACTATTTTTCATTATAATTCTTTCTTATTAATACTCTCAAAAACTATTTGCTTCGGCAGTATGCCTTTTGTTATGTAAACGCTTGAAAATGGAGGATTTAAACTCGGTGTTTGGTCGTTGTAGTCTTTAAAATAAGATACCCTCTTGTCAAAGTACATTATCTCAAAATCATTATTACGAAACATTTCAAATCTTGTTTTTGACTCAAATAAACCTACAACTCCTACAAGCATTGCAAAAGGAATATCAAGCTCAAAAAGTTTTTTAAACACCTCTGCCTTTAAGGAATAAGGAGGATTGGAAATTATATATTTAATCCCAAGACAGTGAACGTCTTTTTCTATGGCAAAGAAGTCTAACCCATTGTGTATGTGAGACTTGTAAACATGATGACCATTTTCTGATAAAACTTTCACGTAATTACTTTCCTTTGAATCGAAGGGACACAATATACAGCTTTGTGGCTCTAAGTATTTGAGTAGAGGGGTTATTGCATATCTTGGAGTATAAAACTCATCATTGGGATTTAAAGAGCCAATTCTCTCTGCTTTATTGGTTATTAAGTCTAATTTCATAATATTTGATACAAAAAAAACACCTCAAAAAGATAGCCCCCGAAGGGTGTAGAGCTTGCTATCAATTTGAGGTGTTCCTCGTATAATATTTTCTGTTACAAATTTACTGACTAAGCTCTACCAAAGCAAGTAAATTGTTAATTATTTTTAAAGTTAGTTAAAACTTTTCACATAAACAAGCGAAAATTGCACTAAAAACTACAATGTTTTGTGGTTTTAATCCTCCATCGCTTCGTCTTCCTGTCTTTGAAGTGCGTCTTCCTCTTCGTCTGAGGGAAGATAGTCATATTCTATACAACCATCGGAAGAATCATAATCAAATTTAATTCCTTGAAATACTTTCATAATTTTATTTAGTTAATTGTTGAATCCATTCTATATGTAAATTCCCCCTTATTCTGTGATTATAGTCAATTTAACGCCTCTTTTATCTGCCAATTTACGCAATTCTTCGATTTTAATATCAAGTTCGCTTTGCTTCTTTTTGCATTGGGCGAAATAATGAACGTATCCGCCAGTATCTACAATAAATTTTCCATTAAATTCTGCAATAAAGGTTGCTCCAATCCAAAGTTTGGGATTCTTCCATTCGTTATCTCTCACTAAAACCCTCTCTCCTTCTTCAAATTGTAATCCAAATACGCAATCATACCATTCTTGTACGCTAATTATTTCGGAGGCTGAGGATAAACAATCATATTCTCCATTTATTTGTCCGTAATATTGCATCGAGTAAAAATGTTCGGTATTATTTTGGTCGTTATACCAAGTCTTAAAAACATCAATAAGTGGCTCTTTTTGGTGTATATCTACAAACCAAGTTTTAGGTAATTTTTTCATATTGTTTTTTTTGTTTTATACTTTCTTAAATCTTCTCCAAAAAATGTTCCATCGCACTGTGTTTGGAAAGCCACAGGTAGCCTCAAAGCAGAGAATTGTTTGATTTCGTCTTTATTCATCTCGTAGCAATAAACATTCTCATATTCTGAGTAGTAGAAACCATCATTCCCTTCGCCCGACATTAAGCCCTCCAGTTTTAAAGCAAATTGATTCAAAACGACAATTGAGTAAACCCTCGTTTCTGTATTCAATATCCTGCCCATACTTTGATAGGATTGCACAACATTAAAGGGTATCTCTCTTTTCTTTAGTTCATTAAATATCATTTTTTAATTTATTTACAGTTTCTTCGATTTCACGAAGCGAAATTACGTGCTTTAAAAATCTCCTATATGGCTCGCTATTGGTATTCAATCTCTCAAAATATTCCCATTCTGAAATTGCTTCTATTGGGTCAATACATAAGCCAGTTGTTCTGTTACCCATATCCTCTACCCAATAAAAACCTTCTTTGTTGATTAGTTTTACGTCTCTCATTTTTTGCAAAGTTAAACTACATTTCTCATTTTAGCAAGAAAAGTTATTCTAAAATAGAAAGTGTTACCTCTAAAATAATTTTTCATACGTAGAAATTTTTAAACAGTTCCTTTAATTGTTCTTCTTGCCAACCATGTTCTCTTAAAATGTCAAAAATAAGCTCTTTTTGTCCCCTGTGGAGTGATGTAAATTGCTCTTCGGTCATTTTACCGTAAGCAATACTTTTTGCTCTCTTACGGGTGGCATTTATAACTTCTCCATCTTCAAGAGTGATAGTCATTTTTTCATCTTCAACGAAGCCTAATTCAATTTCAATTGCCTTTCTAATTCTTTCCTCTAAGGTATCTTTAGACTTTTGAAGAGTGAGGAGTTCTTTTGGCGAAATATCCAAGAGGCTAAGAATCGCAAGGTCAGGAGCGTTATCCGAGAACAATCTTAGTACCTCGAAATACCTCTTATGAACCTCGATTGAACGAACATCTTTAATCTCAAAGCAAATTTCTTCGCCATCTTCATACGGCTTTTTGGTTTCGGAAAGAAGCTCGATGAACTTCTTACCTTCTTTATTGGTTCTTATTTTTCCGTACATATTATTCGATAATTAAAACTTCTCCTTTTTGTAGAATACGAACTTTAAGTGTTTCAGGTGCTTTTACCCAACTATCACCATAAGATGATTGTAGGCAAACCAATGCGTCTCCATATTTTTGAACTATTCTTCCATTATATTTAGACATCGCAGAGTTTATTATTATACCCACTTCTCCATCAAACATATTGCTTGCATTTTTGATGTTGCTATCTAATTTCTCTTGTAATTTCATTTTTATTAACTGATTATTGTTACAACCGTATTCTCTTTTATTACTACTTTGAAGTTCTCGGAAGGGTAAGTTCCGTTACCCAATTCCTTTTGAGCCTCAGAAACTCCTAAGATAATATTTTCTTCAATTTCTTCAATATTGAAACCTAAAACACGCTCAAAATACCTAATTATTGCGTGTTCTGTAACCCTTAGTTCTCCTTTATTCATATCATTTATTTTATTTATAAGTAAAGTTTTATCCTTTTTTAATCCGTTGTATCTCCTTTGGTATTCAGACATAACATTGTGAATATCAAAAATCTGCTCTTCCAGCTTTCTTAGCTGAGTTTTTAATCTCTTTGTTTCCCTAATCTCTTTCATACAACCAAGTGATAATAAACATACATATTCTCAATATCTATTTCGTCTAAATCTGCAAGTAAAGTATCTTCACAAAAGTATTCATTTTTCTTTTTTAATTTCTCGTCGAGTGATAGATTACTCCACCATTCGTTTGCTTTTTCTCTATTTGTCATAAATTCCAATTCGTTTATTTAGTTTGTATCTGTATTCTAATCTTTCTTGGTCAGTAAGATAACCCTCCTCTTGTAATTGCCTAATAATATCCTTACAAATATTTTTAGCTTCAACTAATTCTTCTTTGCTTAGTTTAAGTGAAAGATATTCTAATTTAAGACCTTCGATATATTCAAAATACGCAACCCCAAACTTTTCAATCAATCGAGTTCTGAATCCGTTAAAATTGCCCGATAAATACTGATTATCGTGAACACTTTGCGACCAAATATTATGTAAGTTAAAACGAATTGCAGGAAATGCACCACGAGAGAAACAATGCCCTGCATCGAATTTACTTCCCAAGTTTCTGCCCGAAGATATACATGAATGACCCCTATCAAGCAAGCGAACAATTTTGTTAATTTCCTTTTGAAGTTCATTTTGATAATCTGAAAGAGTTTTAATCTTTTCTTTTATATCTTTCTTCCTTTCAACCCATGCTTTCTTTTCTTTCTTTTGAACTACTAACTCTTCTTTATCACTTTTGTTTTTAGCAAACGAGATAGCACAATTAACAGAACAAACTTTTTGAATAGAGTTACTCGGAGAAAATTCCACGCCACAAACCTTACATTTCTTCATACTTAATAAATTTAATGCCAAATTGGCTGATTATCAAGCAAATATAAACATTTGTGGCGATAAGTCAAAGAGAAAGTTTTATTTTATTGAACTTATCTCTTGCATGTTTTTCGCTTAAAGCCCAAACCTCAACACCTTTAATAATAAACGGTTTATGATTCTTTGGTCTTATTGGTTCTTTTGGTTTTATACTTGGCTCAAACAGTGTTGGCTTTTCTATTCTATGAGACGCTTGCTCAAAAGATGAAGCTATGGCAAGCATTGCCGCTAATTTTAAATATTCTCTCATAACTCTAATTTGGGTAAACGGTTCTTGTTTTTGTTTCTCTTGTTATAATAGGCTTATCGCTTAGTCTCTCAAAATGCTTTAACCACAAGACGGTTTTTAGAAAGTCTAAGTGAAACGTTAAACCATGTATTGTCGTCTTATCCACTAATTTATTTGGCGGATAAACTTTTTCTTTGAATATTTTCATTTTTAAATACTTTTAAAACTTGAAAAACATAATCACATTTAGCCCAAACCGAAAAATCTTGATATATAGAAACTAAAAAACACTTATTGTTGTACCAACTTCTAAGAATAAACACATTTCCTCTATAAAAGACTATTGGGCGGTCTGATTTGTCTCTATTGAGGTTGATGTTATAGGGTTCTATAATACATTCGCCAACCTCGAAACTTTCTCCCTCAAAAGTCCATGATAGTTTATTTTTTTTCTTCATAGTTTTGAAATTAAGTGTTTTAAATAATCAATCCTCTCCTCTTTGGCGGTAGCAAGCCATAAGCCACTCACCCTATCACCAATCCAGTTCAAACCCCTATATTCCTCAGGGATATTGCTTGGATTGTTGAAATGAACTTTGAGTTCTTTTGCTGTTTTGCAACTTGATACATCGTCTATTGCATTGCAAATGAACATTCTATTTTGCAATGATATTGAAGACAAAACTTCTTCTAAAATCTCTTTTGCTGTCATTTTTTTTACCAAACTAATTGCGAAACGTGAAATGATATAAACTCTCTAACTTTGCCTACAAATGCTTTTTCTACATCTATAAAAACAAATTGAGACGCTTTTGGCACTCTATCTGTTTTTTTCTTGTATTCATACTGCTCTAAAGACATAACTTTTCTTTCTTCAATTTTAGACTCTCCAGTAACCATGTCTAAAATCTTAATAAATCTAACAACGCCGTTTTTAACAGCTTTGTAATATTCGTATGCAGCTTTAACCGCTTGGGCGAAGTAATTCCTTCTCTCTAATTTTTTAGCCTCTTTGTCTTGGCTAATTTCATTTTCCTTTTTAGGACAAATTTCTCTATAAATTGCCCATGCCTTTTTGCTGATTTTTGAAGTAAACATGATTTTATTTGTTTAGTTTATTAATGTAATACTTTAATTTGAAATACTCCGCAATATCCATATTTATTTGAAACCAATTTACAGAAATCATTGTTTCGTTGAATTTGATTTCAGATGGATTGAATACATAACTCGTATCTAAAGGAAGCCCTTCCAGTGTCTTAGTTATTTGAACAAACTTATTCAGGCAACTTGGTTCTACAAAAATCGTTATAGTCATTTTTTTAGTTATTTTAAATTATTAACACCCGATTAAGCACCATACAAGTAGTATGAAATACAATATTTTTTCCATAACGTAGTTAGTTATTTTTTTAATTTGATTAACTGCTCCTTTATTCCCTCCCGATTGGCAAGGGGATTTAATGAAGCAACGAGTAAGCGTAAAACCTCGCTTTGATTAATAAACCCCTCTAAGGTGTTGATGGTTGCCTTATCGAGAGTATAGTTTTTTTTATATTTTTTCATAAAGTTATATTTTTGAAGTTTCAAAACGTGCTTTTTTGTAAACTTGATAGTGTTCTTCTGAAATATTAGAAGTATCTACTCCGTCCCATGAGATTTCAGACATTATCTCTACTACTTTAGCAAAGACTTCTCTCACAGGCTTTATAGTATGAGGAAACGCAATAGTATCCCCCTTTTCGGTTTCGCACTTAATGTAAGTTAGCGTACCAATCGTTTCGGTATATATTCTTAACCCTTTAATCTTATCTGTTTTCATTTTTTAATTTATCATTTAATCTAATCCAATAATCCTCTTTTTGAGGTGAGGAATACCATTCAAAAGCCCCAGTTAATGCCATTGTTAATGAATCTTCTTCAAAAGAGAGAAATTCTTTATTAGTGTTCGCCATTGCTTGCGACTTGTAAGGTTCTTCAAGTTCGCTAAGCCATTCTTTAATTGTCTTTTTCATAAAAGCATAAATAAAGTAAATAGCAAGATAACGAACAAAAGTCTAAGAATAGGTATAATTTGTCCAACCACAAGCGTAATGGAGTTTAAGATGATAAAACCTATGGCAAAGGCGTAAACAGCCAACACGAATATTTTTATGATTATATATATCATTTTTCTGTAAGTTTGATAGTTAGATTTACTTTTATAGAATCGGTATAGCAATCGGGAAAGTCTTCGTTTATCCTGTAAATAGAAACCGTAAGTTTTTCGTCATACAAAATATGTAAATCAAAGACAGCTCCATCGATTTTAAATGATTGCCATTCATCAATTTCTTGATATGATAATTCTTTTTCGTAAGTCTCTGATTTACTCGTGTGGTGAGTTGCTCTAATCTCTTTCGTAAAAGGATTCAAAATCACGTTAAAATATTCTTTAAATTTTTTCATTTTATTTATGTTTAATATTGTAAAGTTAAATACTCTTTTCTATACTTCAAAGATAAATTTGTTTTTTCTTATTTTTCTTTGTATATTGTATTAGATTCTTTCAAAAATGTTTATTTAAGAAAGTAAGAAATACAAAGATATTATATGGTAAATAAATACGGTACACAAGTTACTAAGCCCAAAGGTGCAATTCACAAAGCGACGAGGGAGAAACAAGCCATACAAGGCTTAATGAGAAATGATGTTTTAAAATACCTCATGCAATTACCTTTAAAGGATTTTGCTAAAAAAAACCCTCAACTTTTAGAATTTGTTGAACTAACTTTTGGCGAATCCTTAAATGAATTTACCGTAGAAATTGCAGTAGCTTATCAAAACATTGCATCTTTAATTACTAATCCTAATTTAAAAGATTTTTCCTACTTACAGGCTGAATTGTACGGCAAGGTTAAAGAGACAAGTGAAGCAAAAACTTTTGAGTTGCCACCAATGCAAGACGATTCAGACATTATAAATAGATTAGACACAAAGACTATTGAAATGATTCTCGCACAACGTAAAGCACTCGAAACCCCAAGAGAAACCTTTCAACCTAAAGAAGAATTTGAACTTATTTCAATGTAAGTGCTTTATAAGTAAAACAACTTTTTCAATATTTTTTTATGTGAAATACCATCGAGCCTCGATGGTATTTGTTTTTATTTAGGCTAATAATAATAATATCATCTTTGTATTCAGCTTGGAATAGTTCGGTAAAACTACCTAACTTAAAGTGTGGTAGTTTTACTATTCTAAAGTTAGGGCAGTTATTTATGAATTTAATCATTCTTGTAATTATGCTACATTTCTTTTTTGTAGTTAAGTTTTGAGCATCAATAATTTCTTGATACTCAAAACTTAAATTAATTTTACTGTAAAACTTAGCTATCTCATCTGTACTAAGAATAGTAAAACGTTTAGCCATTTCTAAGTTGTCAAAATCTACGTGCCTTATGAATTTCTTTCTGTACTTAATTGCTATTTTCATCTAAATCTCTGCGTTTAAGTGATTCTTTTAGTATATTATCTAAGTTTGCATAAAAAACTCCCTTAGCACTCTCTATGTTACTATTAAGGCTTTCTAAAAATTACTTTTCAATAGTTTTTTTATTAATCTTTCTTACATTATATTCAACCTCTAAAAGAAGGGTGCTGAATGAGTAGTCATCTACAATCTTAGAATCTACTTCCTGATTGTTTAAATTTACGTTACTCCAGTTCATTTTATTTTGTTATATTATAAAGTCCTTAATTTCAGCCCCATACATCAGGCAGTAACTACAAAAGTAGTCATCATTGTAGAAATCAACTTCATTCTTGCAATTGTCACAAGAAACTCCCTGCATTTTTTCTTTTTTAGACGGCTCTTCATCTAAAAAATCCCAGTCAAAGTTATTTTTCTTGTAAGACCTATACGAAGTATATTTGTGAGGAAAGGCCATCGAACCAAATTTTTGTATTAATGAGAAAACCATATTTTTGACATTTTCTACATCAACAATATTAATATACTCATTCGGTCTGTGTGGATTGTAATATCCACAGCTCATATTAGCACAAGAAATCTCTAAGCCGTTTTCTTTTAAAGCCATAACATCGGTTATGCCGCCATCGGAAAAACTATATCCAAAGCCCTTCAAAGTGTCTTTGATGGTATCTTGAAAGTCTTTTGAACTTAATTCGACACCGCAAGCATCAATAACGAAATCTTTATTGCCTTGCCTATCACATTGAAGTACGAAAGTGCAATTTTCAAAGAATTTTAAGTCAGTTGCGTAACTACCTTTACAGCCTACCTCTTCATTTGAGAAAAATACAACCTTTGCATTATCGAAATTCTTTAAAACTTCTAAACATATCCAAACACCTACTTTATCATCACCGCCCACCCCTGTTTGGGTTAATGTTTTACGATTAAATCCTGTAATGTTATCGCTAATTTGTAAAGGATATAAGTCGGAGGTAATTGCATGAACCGTATCAATGTGTGAAACTACACACGGCATTAATCCTTTACCTTTAGTTGCGAATACGTTTTCATCTTTTTCGTGAAAAGTTATGCCATCTATTTTACTAAGTTCTGACTTTAAATACTTTGTCATTTCTTTTTGATTATAAGAAACTGACTGAATTGAAAGCAATTCTTTGAATTTTTCTATATTTTTCATATTGGTTATATTAGTTATTTTCTAAATTTTCAATTAAACAATATTCGCCATCTACCTCAGTGATTAGTTTACTATCAAATGGATAATACAGACCATTTACTAAAACTATGCCACTATCACCAGCAAACCAATTATTCCCATCTATGTCGGCAACTACGTAATCATTGTGCAAACTCATATTTGCATATTCACCACAAGAAACATAAGTACAATCATCTATTAAGTGATATTTTTCTGTGTATTCGCAAAAAGTAGCATTTTCAACTTCTGTTATTCTTCCATCCTCAAGTCTAATAATCTCGTCTGAATCTATCCAGTAAACCCAGCCAGCAATAGTTGTAACCGTACTTCTATAATGGGTATGGTGATTTCTATACCTTCCGTAATCTATTTGAACGGCATCATCTTCGTAAATATACTCGTCATTTATTTCATCGTATATTTCGTTGTCGTGGTCTTCTTCCTTGTCATCGCCCCCTCTTGTTCCGTCAGTATTATCATATTCGTACTTACTTACATTTGTATTAGTTAGAAAACCATCACCACCGTACGAAAAAGTATCTATATACGGATATGCTTCAAAGTCGGTATCTGTTTCTATGTTGAAATACTTTGTAAATTTTTCGCCATTTGGTTTCAACCATGTAGCTTTATTTGCATAACTTTGCTCATACTTGCGAACCATTTGTTTTTTTTGAGCGTAGTCGAAGAACATTTGGAACATATAATCATCTGAGACATAAATTCTATCTATTAAAATCAAGTCATCTGCATTCCAAACTAATGCACGCCCGCACAATAAACCTTCTTTGTCTCTTAGAATCAAGATAGACAAAGACTTACAGGCTTGGTAGATGTCTAAATATTCACTATCTCCATTCATGCAAGAGGAATTGAGAGAACTCCCTCCGCTTTTGCGTTCCATCTCATAAACGTCCTTAATATAGTGTCTATCAAGCAATTCAAATTCTAATTCGGTGTTAAAGTGTGATTTGTATATATTATTAAAACAATCCAAATCTGATTCTTTAAATAGTTTCACCGCTTTATCGGTAAATAATTTACGAATAACTTTTGCAGGTTTGCCTTCTTGCCTACCTTCTTTTTTCCATGTTCCATCTGCATTAAAAGTCTGTTCCTTACCTTTTGGCATATAAGAAATCATACCATTGCCTCTAAATGTAATATAATTAATTTCTTCTTCCTTAATCATTAATTTATACGCAATTATTTTTGGGTTCTCTGTGTACTCATAAAGGGACTTAATTACTTTGCTACGTTCCTTGTTTTCTTTTAAGAAAAATTTGAAGCTATTTGAGAATGTTATCATTTTTTAGTTATTTAATGTTGTAAAATTTATTTTTAAAGAACTTTATTGATATAATATATGTTATATCCTTAGAACCCTAAACACAAATTAGGGTTATTTTTTTGAAGCCCCGCAAAGGCATCTAATTACTTGTCTTACCTTATAAAAGATTTAAGAGACAGTAAACAAGAACTTAATTCTTTAATACCTTTGCCGTTCCTAATAACTTGGTTTACTCGTAATTTATACATTTTAATTTAGATTTATTAGTTGGGATGTTTCTATCAATTGAGAATTACAAAACTTAAAACTATCTGCTATTTGATGCGGAAAATTAAGTCTTTTAGAGTTTAACTCTAAAATGGTGTCCCGTACTGACTTAATGTCAATTTTTTCGCACCAAACAAGCCCAACGCTTCCTATTATACGCTCAGCGTTCCGATATAAAAATACATTACCCATATTATTTGTTTTTAAAAGTTATTATGTATGTTTTTTAAACATATTTTATAAGTATTAAAATACGCTTAAAATACCACTTTTTACCCCATTTTTACGCAATTTGTCATTTTTAAACAAATCAAATTGCATTTTTCTAATATTTAGTCAGAGTTTTCCCAAGAAAATACTAAAAAGTGTTGTACTATTCCAAGAAAATCAATTTTTCAGACCTTCATAAGGAATATCCAACCAGTTGCATAGCCATTTATCGCTTATCACCCGAAAAGATAACGGGCGACTTTTTACGGTCTCAATTTCAACGACTTCCACCCACTTAGAAAGCCTTAAAGCCGTTTTATCCGATGCCACGACCTCCACTACCTGAGACCGATGGCATATCCATAATAATTTATTCATAATACATAATAATTTATTCATAATACATAGGTTTGCGTTATTGTTTATATTAGTCCATAAGAACTCAAATCTTTGATATGCACCTTGTATTGAGTTTATAATTCTCTTTCTGATAGCGATAGTATTTCAGATTTTACATTCTTACGAGGAATAATCAAATCTTTTTTATTCATACGAAAGTATTTTATTAGTTCTTGTTTTATCTTTTCCATTCTGCTTTTATATTATTAATTTATCCAAACTATTTGTTATTAAAATTAAAAAGTAAAATATAATTAAACATTTCACCCAAAAAGGAATAGCTATCCTTACATTGTAGCCATTCCGTGTTTTTGTGATTTTCATTTTAAGCCTTCATTTTTAAATTCAGTACAGCTTTTTAAACCTTTAATATATTCTCGATAGCCACCACGATTTAAAACGGTTTTACCTATTTTTTTAAGATCCCTCCCGTAGGTGAAGTTTTCACCTGCATAATTATCTTTACAATAACCAAGATAATTTATTTCGGCATCATATAACTCGTAGAATTTTCGTGGGTTTCCGTTTATATCGTTGTAAAAATTCTTAGTAATGTAAAATTTTGCGGTATTTGGTATTGCTTGCATAATTGTATTTGTTTAAATTCGTTGCTATGTTGCTACGTTGCAACCTATCGTAATAAACGAATTACGTACACTTTTGGGGTGTAAATTTCTATTTATAGGTTGTTTGCTTTATAGAATTTTAAAGAACCATAGGAAAATTAATAGCGTTAAATACCTTTAGTTCTGTACTTACCTGTAAATCTATGCGAAACTTGCATAGATTTTTCATTTTGTTAATTATTTTAGGGTTCGTATTTTTGTATTTTAATAACATACCCATTTTGTACTCTTATAACCAACGCAATTACTTCACTGCATTTATTTAATATCGAGGCTAATCTGCTCGCCTCATCGTAGGTTGTATATACTTTCATGTTTTCTTAATGTTTAAATGTTAGCACCCCTAAAAGGCATCGAACCTTTAATATATCGTAACTTATACGATATATTATCCAATTTGTAGGGGTGTTTTGTATAACTTTATTTGTTATACGTTTTATTGTGCCACAATTCAACTTGTTTGCTATATGTAATTTCATCGCAAAATAGCCATCCTTTTAAAATCGGCATAGGGTTATTATTAAAAGAATATAAATAAGAACCATTGCCCCAAGAAAGTAATTTAAAATTTTCCATTTTTTTTTAATTGTTTAAGGTTAGCGGTGCTACCTATTTACAACAATAGGCAAAGTTTATATTTAGCACCAAAATTAAGACCATTGCTGTTGATATTTTTCTGTATTTAACAGACATTAAAAAATGATAATCGTGAAATATAAGCAAATGTATTTAATAGAACAATACTACACTAAGTTAGTGCAAATTTTGAATTATTTACTACAATAATCTTAATTACATCATGTCAAAGACCTTTATTCGACCGTTAAACTCTAATGTTTTGCACCGCTACATTTTTGAGAACTAAAGCCAATCTGTTTTTATTTATTCTTACTTTCTGCTTTTAAACCAATCTCTAACAAAAACGATGACAACAAATGACATTATTAACACTATTGTTAGGTCTATAATCGTTATATTTTCCATTATCTTAGTTATTTAAAAGGTTTAAAATTTTGTGTCGTTTAAGCTATGCTGTTGCTGTGCTTCGTTTGACTGATACAAAGGTACAATCAATTCTTGTATTTACAAGCGTAAACTAAAAAAATATTGAAAGTTCTTTAAATAATTATATACTTTCTTTACAATAGACAATAAGCAATTAAAGTTCTTGATTAAACTATATAAGTTATTAGAATAGTTATATATTATGATTATTTGTGTTGCTATATAGGAGACACACACGCACGTATATATAGGGCAAAACAGGCTGTTTAAGGCGTTATCTTTATGTGTTTAATGTGATGGTCTTATAGGAGGGGTGTTATTGCCTTGTGGTGGCTGTATAGTGCCTTATATGTCATGACGGCATAGGGGTACAACCTTAGTTAAGGAGAGCCGTATATGGGGTGGGGGTATAGTCCCTCCACATATTCTGACTTATAGAGATTACCAAGTAGATATTCTTCTGAAGCATTTCAGGTGGGGTAGGTAAAAAAATAGGCTGGGTATTAAGCCAGCCTAAAAACTAAAAGTTATTTAAAAAGATAATTATTGAAACACTTTAGTAAATCAACAACCCTCCTACTACACCAAAATCAGAATCTCTTTCTAAATCTGAGGATTCAATGATGTCATCAAGGCACGCTTTGATATGGGTCAAGTCTAATCCGTCAGCAAAAGGTTCTTCGACTACTAAGTGCCATTCATTTTCGTCGCCTCCGTAAACCTCGCTTCCTGTCTCGAAGTAAGTAACACCATCTACGAAGTTATCAATAATATCGTGAAGGTACTCGTGAGTGTCTCCGTCGTATTTATCTTCAACAACTTCCTTTGCAACTTTAATTTTATAGCCAATACCAAACTTGGCTGTGTAATCTACTCCCATTTTATTTATTGTTTAATTTTTCTTTAATTCTTTTTAAGTTCTAAAAAGTTTTTCGATATTTCGTTATAATACTCTTGGCACTCTTTTGGATTATCAAACCAAGCTGTTCTTAATCCTGCATCGGTAGCTATTTCCACATGAGGCTCATAATAACAAATACCTTCCTCGCAATAAGTGTGTGTAACTTTAATACTTGGAAATCCTTTCCACATCAGATACTCACTTTTCTTTTGAAAAACGAGTCCAAATATCTTAATCTCACAATTCTTTACGAGATTAACTTCATGATTAACTCGTTTCAACCAAAGTTTGCACTCAATTATTTTTGATGGATTAATTCTCATATTATTTATGATGTTTTTCGTAAACTTCACTTCCCACTAATGAAGAAAAAAGATTCTGCCACAAATGAACTTTGTCTGTAAGCTCTTTATCGGGTGTTAAGTAATTTGTCTCCTTTTCGTAAGACTTCTTACTATCTGCGATTGCGAGCGACCAATCATTAGCATAAACAAAAAATACATTCTTGACTTCAAGCGTATAATAAATTTCCTCAAACCTACCGTGCATTTGAGGCTCTTTTGTAAATCCAAAACCTAAGAGATACTTTTCCGAGATTTCGATTGGCTCTACTTCATCAAGCATTAACATTCCGAGTGGTTTGCCATCAGGCAAATGGGCATATATTCGGTCTTGAAAAATCTCCGCTACCACTATTTGACCGAAGTCCTGTTGATTTAAAATACTTCCGATTGATAATTCTTTGCTTGTCATCTTAATTATCTTTTATGTAAATTCCACCTTTTGTAACTCCAGTTCTTTTTGAAATAACATTATAGGCTACTTCTAAACATTCTACTAAATCGTATCCATAAGATTGCACTACCTCGTTCATTACATCTATAACTTCCTTTGCGACATAATTGGGAGAAACAAGATTTACGAAATCATAAGGACTAATTTTTCCAAAAATTATATTCAAATCACTTGATATATTTACATCTAAAGGGTTACCCAATTGTTTTGCAAGGATAATAATAGTTACGAGTGAATCGCCGAATGAATCTACTATCTCAGGCACATCATTCTTTAATATAGCTCTTGCTAATTCACCAGTCTCTTCAAGGAATTTGAGATACTGCTTGTCTGAGTTTTCAAATTTAAGAAGATTTCTCTCTCCTGCCCATGCCTCTACTTTTTGTATAAGGTCTTTTAGTTTTTCTACTCTATTCATAATTTTCTTTAAAATAAATTTCACCTATTTTCTCGTATTTTTCATATTCAGATAGACATATTCAGATAGACTTAAATCTGAATGAAAACCATCATCGTATCCGCACTTGTAAGCCTCGCAAATTTGATGTCTTTCTTTTTCAAGAAGTGACTCTAATTTATTAAAAATCATATCCGCACTCCAATTCCTATTTTCATTCAAATATTCTTTTAGCTCCTGTAAAGCTGTCATAATCCTTGTTTAATTAAATGTTTTTCATAATTCGACCAATATTTACGTCCCTGCGGAGATACTTCCCAATCAAATAGGTATGGAAGACAATGGCTTAGCGTCGTATATTTACACAAAACAGTTACAGGATGTGCATTTTGAAACATCTGTGTACGATAAGGCTCGTCTGCTTGTAGTATCAAATCTTTTGCTGTCATAATTTTTCTAATTCTTCTAATAAATTATCCCAATAAGATACAAATAACTCATCAATACTTCTAAATTGTTCGACACTTTTATAATCCTCTTTGGACACATAGGAACATAGTTTCTTTTGTTCTAAAATAAATACTTTAACACACTTCTTTATTCTCTCTTCCTGAGATAACCAGTCGTCTGTTGCACAGTCAAATAGCCCAGCCAAGTAATTTAACTTTTCCTTCGCTGTCATAGTTGTACGAATTTAACACCGTCAATTTCCACTACTTTAATTTTTGATTCTTTTGCAAGTTCATATACCCATTGCCTTGATTTTCCAATAATCCTTCCGTAATTACTGAAAGTTTTTAATTTACTTACATCTATCATATTATTCTCCTATTAGCTTTATTAATCTCTCATTTGTTGCATCAAAATACTTCTCATTTGTTTCAATGGTGATATAATTTCTTTTTAAATTTTTAGCCGCCCTTGCAATAGTGCCACTCCCACCAAAACTATCTAAAACAATTCCCCCTTCATTTGTATATGTCTTTATTAAATACTCGCATAGTAACAATGGCTTTTGAGTTGGATGTAAAGACAACTTTTGCCTATCAGAAGGAAATTTTAGTACATCTCTTGGATACCTACTTGTGCTATCGTAATCGGAAAAATTATCAAATGAATTATATAACTCTGATTGATTTTTAATGGTTCTTTCTTTGTGAATAGCCTTTGATACCTTCCTAATATGACCCTCTGTTATTTGAGCATTATACACTGGCAACCTCTTATAGAATACTAAAATATTTTCATGCGATTTCATTGGCATCTTTTTTGCGTTCAAATGACCAGTAACATGAGTTTTTTCCCATATCCATTCATATCTTAAAATATTCAAATTAGATGCACCAAGAACTTTATCAAACGGTGTTTGAGAAAATATAACAATAACTCCATTTGGCTTTATTATCCTTTCATAATCTATCCAAAGTTTTTCTAAGTCGATACTTGTATCCCATTTTGCACGAGTTGTGCCATAGGGTGGGTCTGTTAAAATCAAATCAATAGATTCGTCCTGTATTTTTGAATGTATATCAAAACAATCACCAAGATAACTCTTATTTATCATATTAATCTATTAAATTTAAAATATCTTGCTTTGTCCAACCTTGCTCTTCTATTAAGTGAGTTAAATAACCCATTGTATCTGCGACATCGTTCAATCTTAACTTTTCGCTATTTTTAATTCGAGATAATTTTTCATCTATCCTTACTCCAAACTTTGATTTTCCTGCAAATATTTCCAGTGGATTATCAAGTGCAGAACCGTATCTCTTGTCTTTCTCTTCAAGTAGCTCACAAATGCCTTCTGTTATCTCCTTGAAATTTCGCCTGTTTGGTTTAATTTCAAATTTATATCTGTGAGTTGTTAATTTAGTGCATATTTCTTGCCAATATTGATACCCTTGCTTGGTGTCCTCCCAATTAAAACCATCTTGTAACGAAACAATGAGATTTCTTGGAAGTGAGATACTACAAAAAGAATAATCCCAATTTTCTTTAGCCTCTGAACACTCAGGCTCATTTAATTGGTCATAAAAACCAAAATAAATGTCTCTTAATTCTTTTTTTATCATAGTGTTAATATCTTTTCTTTAAACTCTTTTACCTTCAAATATCCATCAACAATCTCTCCAATATTAAAACCGTCTCTCAATAATGGTATTGCATAATTAAGGAATAGTATTAAATCATCTCTTTCCATATCTTTCTTCAAAGTTACGAATAATATTGTCTATTGTCAAGTATTTATTGATTTATTTTTTACCAATCAGACTCCTCGTTATTTTCATAAAGAAAAAAGTACATTACCAATGCAATAAAAACTGTTAAAAAACTAAGGAAAGATACAGCAATCCCTTTTACTCTGTCAGATTTAGCCCACTCTCCATAAATGGCTTTAAATGTATGCCTGATAGTTATATACGCTAAAGGTATTCCGATTAAATAGATTAGTAAATACATGATTATATAGATATTATATTAAAATGTTTATTTGTTTTTACCAAGAAGCAGGTTCGTCACTTTTCTCCATTCTGCCAAACCATTTGCAAGTCATATATATTAACCCAATAAGTACAATAATCCAACTTAGAGATGCACATTTTATGGCGTTAAATCTATGACCAACTGTCCAAGTAACTTTATCAAGAACAACAAAGTCAATATATTGCAATATGTATGCAAAAAGAAATCCGATTAAATAAATTAAAAATTCCATAATTATATTATATTAAAATATTTAAGTGCGATTATTGCCGACTCTTTATCTCTTTGTGCGTTTTCTGACATTGGCTCGAATTTATCACTTGCCATCCATTGTAAATACCTCTTATCTTTTTTAACTACTTCAATGAGATTGTAATTTTTATACTTCCCTGTCATAATCAAGTAAGAACGAATATTTTCCTCTAATTCAAGAATCTCACTCATAGAAATTATCTTGGGTTTAAATCCATTGTGAGTAATCTTTTTCTCAGAATCCCACATTTCCCATTTACCTTTCTTATCTTGCTCGAACCTAAACTCTTCAATTTTTCCAAATTTCTGAACATTACCTACTAAATCGAGAAACCAAGCCTGTTTTTTATCGGTATGCGTTCTTACAACTCTGCCGATGTGCTGATAATATGTCACGAATGAATTAGTTGGTCTTCCGTGAATAATTGCAGGAAGTTTCGGGTAGTCAAAGCCAGTTCCAAGTACATCTACATTAATTACGTAAGGAATTTCCCCACTTTTAAAACCTTCAACGATTCTTTCTCGTTCTTTTGGCTTAGTACCACCATGAAGAACCTCTCCACCAACTATTTGAATAGCTATTGACTCTGCCTCTGCCACCGATGGAACAAAAATTAATGCTTGATAGACTCCTTTTTCCTTTAACCATGAAATTGAGCGAAGAATCTTGTATTCAATCGAATTTGAATCGTAAAACCTCTTTAAAGACTCTGCCGTATAATCCCTGCCAGTCGAATTAAGTTGAAGCATTAAACTATTAACACCCTCTTTCGAGTATTTATAGTTGATTGGAGTCCAATATTGCTGTATGTCTTGAATTTGAGTAACATGAATAATATTTCTAAAAATTGATTCACGATTATTTGACATCATTTGCAAAAAAGAACCTTCTTGTGAGTTTCTAAGGAAGATTGGAGTCGCTGTTAAGCCAATTTTTTTCTTAATTTTTAAAAACTTACACGCCTCTGCGAGTTGGTTTCCATCTTTTGAGCCATACTGAATTTCGTCAGCTATGATATTTTGCACTCCAATATCGCGAAAAGACCCTAAATCAGACATAATAGAGCCAATAGTAGCATAAGTTACTTGTCCAACATCCTTTCTCTTTAATGAAGCGGAGTAAATCGAAGCATCAAAACCATAGCCTGTATATTTTTCATAATTCTGCTTTAAAAGTTCCTTGTTTGGTTGAAGGCAAATGGTTGGAGCATTAAATAACTTCACCGTCTCTGCAATAATGATGGACTTTCCAGTAGCCACAGGGCTAACAACAATTCCGTTATCTAAGTCAGAATGTATGAACTCTTGAATATCCCTTATAGCGTTTACTTGGTTTGGTCGTAGTATCATAAAGCATTAAATTGTTCTTTATTTAAAAATACAGGTTTGTTATGTAGCAAAACAATACACCCTCTAAGCCATACATCTATTGACTCATATCTTGTTTTTATTGTAAGCAACTCTCCTTCACTTATATACCTCCACTTCTCTCCGCTACAAAACAAGACTATCTCCTCAATATCTTGAATACTTTCAAACTTTATATACGGAATACTTATGTCTTTCTTTTTCATACTTGTCTCTTTTTAATTGTTTCGGCTACTTTAATTAAAAGGTCATCAACTATCTCAGGTGTCATTGACGGAGAATAATCAATCTTTGTTTTAAATGTACCTTCTACATTCACTACTGTAAGGACTACATATCCATCAGCGTTAAGCATTTTCTCTATCAGTACTTCCATGTATTTTTATTATATAATCAATTAAATTTTCTTTAAAGGAATGTTCCTTTCTTTTTATGCTTGCTATCCAAATAAGCTCCTCAACGGTTAGTCTCATCAAAGAGCCTTTATTGGTTAAGTCAATTTTCTTTTCTCCTAAAATTAGCTTATTCATTCAAGGATTTATTTGTTACAATGAAGTAAAGGGCAACAAAACTAAATAAACAAGTCACAAAAACCCCAAATCTCATTCTTGAGTCGTACATCAAGTTAGGGAATTTCCTTTTTAATTTTGAAGTTAAAACATCGAATGAAAGAATAACTCCGACGATGTAAAATGCGATATAAACTGATACTGGAATTGTCATTGTTTAATTAGGTTTAAAATTGTTTTCAAAGATTCTTCTCCCTCTATTTCTCCAAGTAAAATCATCTCTCCGTCCTTGTTTTCTGCGTATAATTCTAACTTCTCAATATATCTAAATGTAGGAAACGATTTTCCAAGTATCCCTCTTTTGCTATACATAAGAGTATATATACCTTCCTTTAGAAACCAATCCTCGCCAAGTTGTTCAAATCCGTATTTCTTTAATTCAACCATGATAGCCTTATTTTGTCTAAACTTTTTGATTCTATTTTCAATCCTCCTTCTACTAATTCCTCGAAAAAGGAGTCTAAAAGTGGATGATATGGCACTTCGCAGGTTCTTCTTTGCCTACTGGCGTAACATTTTATAATAGCCAATATTCTTTTCTTTTTCATTTCAATAAATATTGCCCTGCTTTCTTCTTCTATTTGATGTAACTCTCCTTTGGTTATCATTTCTTTCTATTGTTTGTTTAATTTGTTCTTTTGTAAACTTTCCGTCGCAAATATTTACTAAATATTCGATAAATGTATCGTACGATACTGACAACTTACGCTCCCTAAGTCCCTTTAAATTAAATCCAATTATTTGACTAAGCGGAATACCTAACTCTTTGATTTGCCTTAATTCTTGCGTAGTAAACCTTCCACTTGATTTAACTAATTCGCAAACACCTGTTAAGATGGCACTTTGCTCTTGATTTAGAAAATATTTAAGACATATATAATCAATAAATGTTTCTTCTCTTTGCTTCCACAATTTATAAAGCCAACCATCGCTAATCGGATTGAAATTTATTTTCATTTTTTTTTCTTCAAAGTTACGAATAATATTGTCTATTGTCAAGTGTTTATTGATTTATTTTTACAAATCATTACTGCTATACTCAACTTGCCAAAAATTAACAAATTCTTCTTTTGCCGAATGAATTTTAGTCATACACAAATATCCAAGTGAGCGAATAATCTTTGATAAAAGATAAAGAATAACCCCAGTTATACCAATGGTGGAGATATAAATAATCGTAAATGTCATTTTTAAGTATCTCATAATTATTTTTGATTTGCAAATTGTAAATTTTCTCTATTTTTTAATCTCTAATGCTTTTATCAATTGCTACATCAAATAAAGCAACCGCAAGTTCCCTGTTCTTAAAATTGCTTCTATAATTACTAACTACTATTTCAATACCAATCTCGTCGCTCACTAAATGAGCTTTAGCCGTTGGCATACCGCATGATTGACTCACAAGTGCTTCTTCTCTCTTGAATGTCGCAGCTTTTTTGATTTGTTCTTTAATTTCTTTCGTTGTCATAATTAAAACCCGAAGGCGTTTAGAGAGTACTTAAATGGTTTTTCTTTTATATTCTTTACACAGTTAAGGATTTCTTGAACTAACTCACGAGTCTCCTGTTGAGCATCGGGCTTTAAGCGAAGATTAAATAGGTGAATAAATGAAAGAAAACTACCAGTCCAAATAAATGTAGTATTCAAACTTAAAGGAAGTACAGAGCGTGCTTGTTCTTTTGAAACTCCTAAAAATAGGAGATTTTGGTATGCTTGCTGACAAAATGAAATAACCTCGTCCTCAATTAAGCTCGCATCTTCCTGTCTCTCAATTAAACCTTCACTGCCTTGTTTGCTTGACTTAGATTGTTTACGCCATTCTTTAACTTCTGTATATGAGTCAGAAAAATCAACATATCTGCCACTAATCGAATTGAGCGACATTCCTACTTGGTGCTTCTCCAGTTGCCGAGCCACGTAAATCGGGCAGGTGATTCTAAATTGCAACTGAGGGTGGCGAAATACCGATGTATGCTTGTGAGAAACCAAGTAGTTAATCAACTTTTCGTCACTATAATCAAACTCTTCCTTTTGTTTGCCAAATGATACCCTTGCAGCGTTTACTGCCATTAAGTCATCTCCAAAGTGAGATAGTAATTCTACCATATTTATTATTTAGTTAAAACGTTATCACTTTTACTTTTAACCCTCTTTTCTTTGCTACTTCAATCATGTTTGCAGTGCCTCTTGACTTTCCGTCCCAAAAACATATTAAAGCATCTGCGTAACACGCCATTTCATAATTCCTTTTCATTCCTGCACTTTTTCCGTGCAAATCCCAGTTAGCAGGAAACTTTTTAATACTATAATTCACTTCCCTTGCGTATATCTCCCCTAATTTATCTGCTCCACTTGCAGTTCCACTCACTACTTCTATTTGTTCTACACCTTCCAAGAAAGCCTTAACTTCTGTTTTAAGTAATTCATAATTATTAAAACCACGAGAACCTGCTATTATTACTTTCATATTAATTCAACTTTAACTCTTGATGTATGATTATTGCAACTTAAAGTCCCTGTTTCGATTGATTTGAATAGTGCCGATTGGTCTGTAAAGAAATAGTCACCAAACCTACGTTTTAACCACTCTTTTAACTGCTTCGACTTGCTTGTTGGCTTTCCATTATTTAAAGCCTCTATTTCAGAGACAACCTTCTTGGCTGGAATAATAATATCATCGTAAGCACCTTGCGGAATCAAATATTTTTCTTGAACCACGCTTACATCTAAATATTCAATTCTATATTTTGGATATTTGCTCATATATTTACAATCAAATTGTTTTTATCAAGTGCTTCTTTGTACTTCTCAATAATATAAAGTGCATTTTTCACCTCATATATGTCTTTAATGTCTTCTAAAAACATATCGGGGTGAAAGTAGCCTCCTACAAACAAGTCGTGGTAGAAGTCTTCCGTGGGCATTGGTTTTCTTTTTAGGGTTTTCATGTTAATAAAGGTTTACTACGGTTTCGTTCATTCCATCTGTTATGATGATTAACTTTCTATCAAGATGGCGGTCGTAGTTATCTATCGTTACTATTTCTTTTTTACACAAATCTTCTCTCAATCCAGTTGGCGAGGAACAGATGAGTGATTTTTCAACTATTGCGTGACCTAACAGATGAAAGAAATAATTTACTTCTTGTTGTTTCTCGGTAAGAGTGTTTTCTGCTATTTTTGAGCTTTGTTTTTGCTTTTTAGTCATAGTTTTAGCGTTAAGAAAATCATAAAGTGTTGATTTTCAGATAGTTATGTAATTTTTAAGGTTTTGTCCTATATAATCTATTAGATTATTGTTTTTCAGTTTCCTAAACCTTTTAATTACCTAAATAACATATTATTACTATATTTTTCAGAAAATTTGAATTAACGCCTAAAAGTGTTAATTTTTAAATCTGAAACTCTCTCAGACACACAAGAAAAGAATAACTTATCGTTATGTTCAATGAATTTACCCTTCTTTTTGTCTGAAAGGTATTTTATAAAATCCATCTTTCTGCCATCGCCACCGTTTGAGTTTATAAATATCTTTTCAGACGTATAAGAGGATACTTTTTGCAATGAGCGATAACGTTGTTCTGTTCTAATTGAGATGTTTGAAAGTTTGGCTGATAAAGATAGTGCCGCAAGCCCTTTAAATTCTAATAGTTTTAAGTCTTGTACTCTAACTTTATATCCTTGTTTGTCTCTAACTTTAAATCCTTTGATGATAGAGTTCTTTGTCGCTTCATATTGTTCTTTTACAATTTCAGCGAGTAAAGCTCTAAATTCAGCAATATTCTTCCAAGAGAAACCCTTGATGATTTCACTGTCGATAGCTATATACTTTAGTGATTTTTTGTTTGAGAGGTTCTTTGGTGCTTTTACTTCAATAGATAATCCTTTTTCAAGAACATATCCATTTTCAATAAGTACCTTAATATGTCTGTGACAGGTAGATTCAGATAAGCCTAATATGTTTGGAATTTGACTTAACTTAACTTGTCCGTAAGACTTGTTTTCAGCAGTGTATATCCTTAATTTAAAGTAAGATAATAGGTATGGCGAAAACTGACTCTTTAGAGCGTTTTTTGTCATTTCCACATATATCCTTGTATTAAGCATAAAAAAAATACAGCAAAACCCTTAGAAATAACCAAAAAATCTGCGAAAATAATTGGCTAAGGAGTATTGCTGTATTTTTTGTGTTGGCGTACCAATTATTTTCGCATACCAAAGTTACGAAAATATTATTTAATAAACAAACAAAATGGAAGAAATTTTAAAAAAAAATATATTTAACAGATTCAAGCGTACTGCAAATATGAAACTTAAATAACTAAAATGAAAAAATGGTTTTCCCACATGAAAAGCACTCTTGAACTCTGTAAGGGATTTGAACCCTTGATGACTTGGATGAAAACCAAGTGACTTAACCGCTTGTCCAACAGAGCAAACTCAATTCTTGATTGAGAACCCGTCTTTAGGCAACGAGAACGATAAGAACAAGTCCCTAAGCCACTTCACTTCACCATTTTGGCGATGAACAAATTGTGATGAGCATTTGTATCGAACAAATCAAAGCATCGAGCAACTTGTCGTAAACCTGCTTGGAAATCCTACCTGATGCCTCAGATTTTACTCATCATATTTTCTTGGTTTATTAACTGGATAAACCAAGAAATCCTTTTTAAAACCCTTCTCAAAGAAAGGGCAGGATTCGGAGGTAATCAAAAACTGAGGGATTCTCACCCACATTTACTCACACACAATGTTCGGATAACTTTCCAGCTCTCTGAGCGTCCTACGCACGTAGCCAAAAGGCTATTAGACGAAGTTTTTGATTTAATCATAAATAATCAACTGCTTTGTTGCCACATTTGTCATTGCAACTTACGTATTTAGCACTTGATTCTTTTTTAGCGTCTTTGACAACATTGACACCTTATGATTAGTAGCGAGAGATGGGTTTGCACCACCGACCTTCGGATTATGAGTCCGACGAGCTACTACTGCTCTATCTCGCTATATTACAATTCCATACTTAAAAAGAACGTTCTTAATTATCTCAGAGTTTTTGCGAAAATGCTTGCATCCTTTATTCTTAATACAATTATGTATGGAATAGTTTGGCATTAAACACTCTCGCTCTAATTGAGAAATATTTATCAAATATTTCCTTTCTTTTAGTTTTTCAATTAGTTCGTTCATTTTGCATTAAGGGTTGAGTTTATTCTACGCACATTATAAGTCAATATTTGGCGACCCCAACCCTTTTTTATCGTTCAACTCTTTAAGACACTACAAAACTACAAAACTTTGTGGTTTTATGCAAGTATTTTGTCATTTTTTTTTCGTATATTTATAAAATATTTTGTAAAACCCAAATTCTCATGTCATCAGTAGTATATTCATTAAAAAATGGTATAAATAGAGTAAATAATCCTTCTATCGGGGGGGTGTTTGCCTATGGCTCTTACACAAGTGCTGGTGATTTTACTTTATTTACAGATTATAGATATGAAGATGGCACAGCTTTTACAGGCGAACCATTTAATACCACCAAGCCCCTTGTATGGAAAGGTACTACAAGATACCCACATTTAGGTTTTGAGAATCTTAGTCCAAACTCAGAAATTACTCCTCAACCTTTCCCTTCATTCGGGATTTATGTGCATCCATTCATTGTAGATAATGTAAGGCAAGATGCAGGTGTTAGGGTTACAATACCTTTTAGTGGAAATATTTCTATCGCCTCAATAATTCAAAGGGCTGACCTAAATTGTGGAGATAACATTGGCTATCGAATAATGAAGAACGGTGTTGCTATCCAAGCAAGACAATTCATTGAACCTTCGAGTAGCCGTACAAACATAAACACCCCTCCAAGTCCGTTTGTAACAGGAGATGTTATAGATTTCATAGTAGATGTTGGTAGTCAAGGAAATTCTTACTGTGATGATGTAGCTTTAGAGATTTCCTTAGTATATCAATATGAGAAGATTCCCACACCAATAGTAACTACTACACCAATTTCATGCAGTACGACTGTGATTAATGGAACTACTGCCTATGTAGCTGAGGGTACTTTTGTATGTATTTGTGATGGAACTAATCTTTTGTATTCAACAGCCGTTGTTTTGAATCCTGTATTACTGAATGGGACTTTCTCGCTTACTGGATTAGATTTTACCAAGAGTAAAGAAAAAAAAATCTCCATCGTGTTATCTAAGGCAGGAGACATAAATTCAGAGCCAGTTGATTTTGTAATTCAAGACGAAGGTTGTGTAATCGAAACATTTTCACATCCAATTGTAACAAGTTCCGACTTATGCAATTTAAAGTGTGATTATCAAAAAACAATGATAGGGTTTGCTACAAAAAAAGGCGATGTCGTTATTTTTAAGTCACCCTATAATATAGGCGACCCAGTTGTAGCAGTAGGACTCAATAGTACAGGTGCTTGGCAAATAAAAAGCTCCAATTTTGAGGAGAATACTAAGTATATAGCACACTTAATTAGCTATTACGATATAGACCCAAATGATGGCGAGAAGCCTTTGTTTCCTCAATATTCAACAACAACAACCATAGGTTCTATTTCTTGCGAGCCCGACTGTGTTTTGCTGGGTGAATTGAATGGTATCGTAACAGGTGTTAGTAATGGAGTTTTAAGGGTGTTTAAATCCCCTCGACTACTATTTGACCACCCAATAGAAATTGGAGTGATAAGTGATGCGAAGTTTAATGTAAAAACAAATTTAATTCTTCCTGATACAGATTACATATTAGAGGCGATAAAAATTAATTAAAAAAAATGGCATATATAATTAAGGAAACACAAGTTGCAGGGCAACAATCAATCTTTGATATATCTTTGATATTAGGGGAGTGTGGCGGTGTAGCATCAACATATTCTGTCTTTGGAACACCAATAAATGTAACAATAAATTCAGTAGCTGGAAGTATAGTCTCCTATACACCTAATTCAGGCGGCTCTTTTGGTTTTTCCGTAAGTTTGTTGTGTGCAGGGGATGAGGTAGCAGTTGAGGCGGACGTTATTGGTCAGGCGGCTTCGTTTCAGATAACAGTAAGTGAGCCATCGGTTATCTATAATTTCCCTTCGTGTTGTAATGATTGCTTTAACCCAGTTATTGTTTCAGATTTATACGAAAATGACACATATATTCCCTTTTCTTTAGATATGGAAGATGGGACAAGATTAGCAACAGCGAGTGGAGACGAAGGGAAGGTATTAGACGGAGCTGGAGTGATTGAATTGTCAAATCCTTTAGTAGCTGGAGAGCAAATTCAATTAAGTGTCGTAAGTTCAACCTGTAAGGCAATTAGCTCAATTGTTAAGGTTAAAAGAGTATCAGAAGATTGTCAAGAGTGTGAACCTTCAAATAGATGTCATATTCGATTATTAAATGTAAGTGTAAAGAGTGATGGAGTAAACTTAGTATCTATAAGTAAATTAAATGTAGAAGCATTTGGAGAGTTAAGATACCGCTTAGACAATGGAGCTTGGTTTTCTGATTGGGCAAGTATTGGCTCGTTTAGCTCGCTTGTCAATCACACGCTTGGAATCAAGTTAGTAAACAATCCTGCTTGTAGAATTGAGTATCCTTTCCTTGCAATTTCATACACATAAACTTGAAAAACCACAATCTTTTGTGGTTTTTGTTTTTTTATTTAAAATTTTGTATATTTATTGTATTATTAGTAATAAAATCCATATTAACATATAATGGCTTTAGAAATTCTTAAAACACTATGTTGCGATGCAGAATCAGCAACTTGTTTCACCAAATACTGCGAAAGCTCAGTTGAGGTTGATAATGTAATTGCAGCCGTAGGGCTTATTGAAGAGGCTTCTTTGCCAAAAGTTGGTGATACTGTTTCGCTTTCAACAGAAGAAGACCCAATAGTTATAACAGAGATAAATTATGCTGACTCATTGCTCCAATGGCTACGTGACCAACAGTTTGAGTGCAATGGAGGTGGAGAGTATTTTCACTTCTTAAACGCAGGTTTATTGGCTAAAGGAACTCGTGCAAAGCCTACTACCGTAAATTCTGAGACTGGTTCTCCTTATGACGGAAGAAAGAAACTTCGCCAAGAAACCACAGCCGAATTAATGTTAGAGGAACATTATTTGCCAAATACTGACATTATCGCAGGTATGCAAGATAGAGCATCGAGTTTATCGGTAATCTACTTCTTCAAGCAAGGCGTTATTGTAAAAGATGCAAATGATGATGACAATATCTACATTTCAGATGCAGGTTTTGAGATAACAGGTGAGAGAAATGACTTTATTAAAGGCTCAATTACTTTGACTGATGTCTCTAAGAAAGACAAGTTTTACTACTCAGCTAATCCAGCAGTTTTTATTAAGAAATTAAAAGAAGCTACTAAGTTCACGTTTGGCGTGGCAACTTTCACTGGCATTACAGCTAAGGCTTGTGGCTCTAATGGTACTTGTAAGGCATTTAGCCTCACCGAGGGAACTGCTTTTACTTATACGCCAACTGTTAATGAATTAACCTCTTGTGCATCTTTTTATTTATATAAAGATTGTGGAGACGAATTGGGTACAGCATCAACACACGTCTCAATTGACTCTACCACTGGTATAGTAACTGGTGCATCAACACTTCCTGTTGGTGTGTATAAGTTTACTGTTGAGGTAGTAAATGACTGTTGCATCTCAGGTAGTCAATGTTTTACCGTAGAAGTTATAGCTGACTAATTATGCTTAAAATTACCGACGAGTTAATCTCAGGATTCTTAAATGACAGACAAACGCTTTTAGACCCCTTTTACAAGGAAGCAGAGAAAGAAGACGAGGAGTTTTCGGAAGTCTTTGGGTCAGGGTACCCGTCATACATGAGAGTTCAGCGACCAAACGAATCGGAAAAACAGAAGAAATATAGAGAAGAGTATTATGAAAAGATTGGAAATCCAGTCAAAGGCTTCTTAGGGTTAATTGAGAAGCAGATTGACAAGGTATTTTCAAGTGAAGATTTCAGGGTACTCTTCTCACAAAAATCAAAGTTGCCAAACAAAAGCGATACCGCAGAGTATTACTTTACAAAGGGTTACTACAACGGAAGAAACTTATTAAAGTCATTTGCTGAATCAATCAAGAGTGACACCTTGATTAAACCAAATAGCGTGTTAGCTATTCTTCCAAACGAGGTAACTGGTGCTTATGCAGCACCTTATTATCTTGTAGCTAAATCCGAGAACGTTCTTTATTTTAAAGCAAATGAGTTCTGTCTAATCAAATCAGAGTTAAAATCTGACTTGATGATGGCAGACGAGACGACTATAATCAGAGAAAAGGGAGATATTTTTTACTTCTTTGACACTACGTCTTACTGCATTGTAAGGCATATTGGGTACTATCAAGATGGGAGTAATAAGTATGATATAAATAAAATTGATAATAGTTTTAGAACTCACGGCTCTTCTTTTCTACCATGTAAGAAAATTGGCAGAAAGATTAAACAGCAAACAGAAGACGGACACGAACTAAGAACATCAGACCTTGCCGATTCGTTTGTATTCCTAAAAGAATCCGTAATGAATCACGAAGACTTAATCGTTGAACATAATCACCATGTTTCATCTCAAGAATGGAGAGTAGGCATGGTAGAGTGTGGTGAGTGTAAAGGGACTGGTAAGGTTAGGGATTTAAAGGGTGGTAAAGCAAGAGATTGCCCGACCTGTAATGGTGCTAAAAGAATGCCAGTACATACTGGAAGTGGATTGGACTTGATGGTTATCCCTATGGATATAGGTTCATTAGGAAAATCAGAAAAGCTACCAAATGAGTTTGGAGGCTTTATTGCAAGACCCGAAGCAGGTGCAAGGATATTCTCAGAAAGTTTTGACAAGAATATTAAATTGGCTCTTAGACCATTCGGATTAGAAAACTCAATCATTACTCCTTATAACCAAAGTGGTGACGCAAAGGATAAGGATATGCAAGAAGGATATGCTTTCATGGTCGCTATGTCTGACCATATCGAAGAACTACTTGACTTCTTAGTTAAGTCGGTAATTGAAATGAGGTATAAAAACTTACCAAAAGCTACGATTGAGGCTGAGATGCTAAGCATTACAGTTCCAAAAAAGTTTAATCTAACATCGGCACAAAGCCTTTACAATAGATTAAAAGATGCAGGGACAAACAATATGCCTGACTCGGTAAAAATGAAGTATGTTAAACAACTTGTAGAAAAAGAAAGTGGAATTAATTCTGACGATTATTTATTAGTTAAAGCGAAAGAAAAATTAGACCCATTTCCTGCCTACACATTCACGCAGAAGGTTTTGGCAAGAGATACATTGAGTGACTTAAAGTACGTGCTTACGGTTAATATTGATGCTATTTTAATTGAATGTATTGAAGAGACGACAGGATTCTTATTATTATCATATAAAGAACAAAAAGATTTAGTTTATATAAAGGCACAAGAGTACTTAGATGGGGCAAGTGAAAACTTGAAAAAGGAGTTCGCAGTAAAGTCGAGTACAAATATAGTGACCGAAAACACCACAGTATAGCTATGACAAAGACAAAAGTGAGCGTTTCCCATAATGTTAGACAAATTGACAACGGATTTATAATTAGAACAGAAAAAAGCGACGGAATGAAGTGGAGTACCACCGAAAGGTATAGTAAAACAAATCCACTTGACACTGTAAAATTAGCAAAAATAAAATAATCATGGCAAGAGGCAAAAAAACAGAAGTTATCGAAGTTCAAGAGTCAATTTTGGTTGAAGAACTACAAGAAACAGAACAGTTAGAGGTTACTGACGAAGTTGTTTTAGAGCCACAAGCACCTATAACCGCTTCGATAGAAGTGCCGAAAGATTCGGAAGTAGTTTATAATCCTAAAGATATTGTAGAATTTTACAACCTTAAAGGAGATTTAAAGTACGCACCATACGCCTATATCTCAAAACGTGGATATAAGCCATTAAGAAAGTACACAAAAAAATAGATATATGAATATCAAAGCAATCTTGGAGTCTAAATTAGATTCAGAAACATTAGTAAAACTTGGCGAGGCAAACCTTGCAAAACTATCAGAAATTACAATTGAAGACGACATTGCAGAAGGGGTAAAATCCAACTTATTTAGTCTTACAGAAGCAGAAAACTCCCCTACCATTGTAGGTAAGAATAAGGACAAGTGGCACAAAGAGGCTAAAAAAGCGTTTATGGATTCAATTGACTCTACACTCGCAGACCATTTAGAGCTTTTAGGAGACACAATTCCAACAGAGACTAAGGATAAAAGCAAAGGCATTGTAACAGCTTATAAAGCCAAAGTTGAATCCTTAAAGTCAGAAGTGGAGACACTTAAATCAAAGGTGAAAGAGGGCGTGTCTGACGCAGACTCGAAGGCTTTAATTGCAGCTAAAGAAGCAGAGATTTCAGAATTAAAGAAAACTCACATTCCTGCCGAATCGGTTAAGGCTTACAAAGACGAGAATGAGGACATCAAGAAAGAATTGGAGTCATTTAAAAAGGCGAGTATTAGAGAAAAGATTACAAACTCTGCTATGAAAAGCGGTATTTTAATCGACCTAAACCCCGAATTAGTAGATGATGTAGTTTATGGTGCAGCGAAGAAGTATATTGAAACAGAAGTTTTTGGTACTGAGAAGGTAAAGGCAAAACTTGTCTTAGATAAAAATACCAAACAACTTATAATTAGAAACTCATCTGACGAAAGTATGTCAGTAGTATCCGATGGAATAGTTTTGACAATTGATTCTTTGGTTAAATCGGCTTTAATCAAGTATGGTTTAAATAAAAAATCAGAAAACCCTGACCCAGTACCATTCAATCCCACTTTAAATCCACAACAAAAAACACAAATAGTTGAACCAAAGTATTTTATATAGTAATTAAATCCATACAACACAAATGGCAGTAAGAAATATTCCTGAGATTTGCCCTACGTCTCTAACAGTGAATTTGCAATTAGCAACAGGTATGCAATCCCTACAAGGTGATGCCTCAAGCTATGGAGCATTAAAGGCAGTAATGTCTCAAAGACAAGACAGGGTAGTAGAAGCGTTAGACCCAAGAGACTGTGCTTCTAAGATTTGGAAAGATGGAGATGGTAATTTCGGGGTAACTTTGGAATACCAAACTCCTGATTGTACCGAATTAGACACAGATTGTGCAGACTTTACCTGTGCAAGTGGCGAAACAGCAACGCCAACAACCGCTACCACTCCATTCTCGATTGAACAATGTGTGTTTTTCAAAACTACCTTGACTCATAAGGATTGGGATAATATGTGCTGTGACGTAGCACCTTATTACAATCAAGTATTGGATGCACGTAGAACTGGGGGTGGTCAAGCTGCTGCTGCTGTATTGCAAAGAGCAATTAATGAGCTTTCAACAACTGGCAATTTTGATAGGTTATACAACGCAAAATTGCTATCTGAGAAAATATACCACTCATTCAATGCACCATTCACGGGTCAATTGTGGAAAATCAACAACCACACTTTAGAGAAATTAAAGGCTGGTGCTGGGTATAATTGGGCTGAGGATGTATTAACTGGCGACCCTGTTGGTGCGGATACTTGGGAATTGCCTGTATTGACTTCGAGTGTGACTGGTGCAGTCCCTTACGGATTAAAAAGAATTGACGCTAACTTATTCCGTTTGTTTATGGAAGATTTTATTCGTCGTCACCCACGTTGCGGTCAAGGCATGACTTTAATTGGCGGTAGCATATTTGCTAAATTATTAGCAGAAGTTGGTGTCCAATCAGGAGTAAATGATGCAGGAATTGACACTGGTGCTGTGCTTCGTAGAGCATTAGGTTTCTTAGGAGAATACGTTCAAGATGATTCAATTGACGCAAAATATGGCGATGGCTCATTCTTCTTGTTAGAGGCTAACGTGGCAGCAATGTTTTGGCTAACCCTATATGGGGACTCAAGATACAATACTCCGAATGAGTACTATTGGGCTACAACTGGTAAAATGGTTGAGAAAATCAAAAATTTCCGTGACGTAGGTGTGCTTCCAATTACAATTGGCAATTGCCGTAACGGAAATATGACCTTGCCGATGGATATGTTTATTCACACTCCACACGTTTCTACGTTGGCTTGTGACGCAAATCCAACATTTAATATTCAAGCGAAAGCACAGTATGAAGTATTTACTCGTCCTGCCTTTGGGTGTGCCGACATGAATCCAACAACTGGCATCTACTACGGAAAACTTGTTGATGCTATCACAAGTATTGCTTAATAAAGGTAGAAGTCTAAATCCACACAAAACACCTCATATTAGGCACTAACACGCTTAGTGTGGGGTTTTATATTATAATTATGAATAACTTAACAGAATTAGCGTTTGACATTAAGAAAGACTTATTTGAGTTTTGGGTTAATGGAAAGATTTGGGTATTAGGTATAAGTGTTGGGATGTTTCTCGACTTTGTAAGGGTTTTTATCTTTGCAGACTTTAAATACTTAGTATGGTTATTGATTGTAATAATGCTCGATTTGGGTGCTAAATTGTACGAGATTTGGTTTATACAGAAATCAAAACCAAGCCTAACCGAGCTAATTAATAAGCTACTCAACAAGACAATGAAGTATTCACTGTACCTGATAACTTCTCATGTTTTAATTAACTTTGAGGTAGATGGAAAGAGTTTTGACTTCTTAAAATCATTTAACCCGTTTGTTTATGGTGTTTTGATTGTAAGAGAAGTGAACTCAATTATGAAGAACTTAGGAATGAAGCTGCCAGTGCAATTAACTAATATTATAAACGAAAAATTTGATATAAAAAATGGCGAAGAAAATTAAAAAACCAAAACCAGTGAAGCCTGTTATAGCTACTTTGGCTAATGGAGAGCCACGACCCGAACCTCGTGGATAGTAGATTAATATATGCCTTTTATTCTATAGCTTTAAGTACACTATTTATGTCGTTTACTGACAATGGAGAGTTTAGTGTAAACTTGAACTCTGTGTTTAATATAGTGAGAATGGATAAATCAATAAGGGGTAATATTTATTTCGTACTAAACGAGTTGCCATTATTACTTATCTTCTATAATAGAAAACAGATGATTTTAAGGTTGGCATTTTGGATTGTATTGTCAAAATTTCTATATAATTTAGGAATATTACTAACACTATACCCTTACAATAAGGGTTATAGCGATTATTTAAATATAATCATTGTAGGTTTTTTTTTATTTTTTGATATATATAACCCGAAATGGAGGTCTCAGTTAAGACAATACTTGGAGTCTTTGAGCCGTTTTTTGCATTTGTCGCAACCATAACATTATTTAATGGTATTACTATTTATAGGAGTACCGAAGATGGTATAAGAATTTTCATGGCTACTCTTTTCGCTATTTATTATATTATAAAAATATTGAGATTGATAGGCATGAAGGACGAGGTTTTAGATATAGAGAAGCGTGTGAAAAGATTAGAAGAATTAGAAAAAAGGCGATAATATTTAGTATATTTAGTCACAAAAACATAAAATTATTATGAAAAAACATACATTTGAGCTTATGAGAAGTAAGGCACTAAGAGTGATTTGTTTACTATTCTTCTCGATGGGAGTTTTTGCCCAAAAGACACAAATACTGACCACTGATTCAACAGGAAATACATTTGTTGTTTTTATGAAAAACGATTCAGTAGGAGTGGTTTTTCGTGGCAAAAATACAGCCTTTACAACTGATGGAATATTTGCCAAGAACTTTACAGCCTTTGACTTAAAGTTTGAAGGATTTTCTTTGTTTAATATAAAGAAAAATGAAAAAGATTTGGGTGATGTAGTTAAGCCACCCGATATTGTTACACCTCCTGACACTGTTATAGCTCCACCAAATGAGGAGACTGTCGTCTTTCCTGTTAATGTAAATTATCAAAATCCGAGATATTGGATAGAGCCTTACAATTGGGATAAAGCTCCATCAAAAAGAGGTGTTATAAAAGGTATGAATGGCTATGACTTTGCACCAATAGTTGCTAATCAAAAGAGCTTTTATGATTACGGTGCTTGGAGTCAAGGATACATCTCAATTGGTCAAAAGGATACTTGGAATGATAATGGAAAATACTTTTTAAAGCCAAAGGGTTACAAGACTAATTTGAGCTATCATCTAATGGATTTTGACTTAAAATTTCCCGACTTCACCTTGCCAAAAAATAAGTATGTAGTTATGCAGCCTACTCCGAGTAGAGAGATAGGGGTGAATAATTATTTAAGAAAAGGTGTAAGTTTTGTAAAAAGTAGAAACGATAGCAAAGGGTATGCCTTTGTGAGTGATGCGTGGCTTTTAGAGTTAGGTTGCCCTACTGCTTATGTAAGCACACAAGAGGCAATGGACTTATGGTGCGAGTCGATAGATGCTGACGTTTTACTAAAAAGTTTTGTAGAGAAGGTTTATTTTCCCAATAGGGATTTAGGTTATATAATGCTAAATTGGGAAACGGTTGGCAATCGTTGGCACAAAAGACAAGACAAATTGATAAGGTGTTTGGAATTTTGGCAAAACAATCCCCATACTGCCCAAATGGCACTTTGGACTGTTGGAGGCATAAACATGGGTCGCCCTATATTTCAAGGATACGGTCAAGATTTTAGTAATTTATTAACTTTTGATGGTAATTTAGATGAATTTAAAGGCAGATTTGGCGAATACGTTTCGGTTAATTTTACCTATGCTAAATATGTCGAGGTGGGGCATATAGGGGGGTATCAAAACCTACCTGTCGAGGAAGGTATTATCCATCATTATTTGACCGAATTGCTTTTAAATAGAAAATACAATCCCAGTAAAGTAATGTTGGCTACCATTTGGTTCGACCAAGAGCCAATAAGCACTTTCGACTTAGAAAGGGTAAGGGTAGAATCAAGTGAGGGAATATATTTTGCACAAGTAAAACCTAAAGTTACACCATCGGTAGCATTTAATTGGGGCGTTTGGACTTTGGTTGGAGATGGTTTAGATTGTTGGAGTGACCCTAATACTTGGTCTGAAAATAAGTCAGATTGGGGGTGGGGTGCAAATGACGTGAATGGAAACCAATTACCTATAAAGCACGGTGAAAATTTAAGTAAGTATCCATCGCAGCCAATGAAAAATATTGATTGGATAATGTCAGGAATTTGGGCAATGAGTGAGAATAAGGACATAATTGAATACAATTCTGAGTGGAATTTCGTATCTTTACCTACGAAATCATATTATGAAAAATCAGTATTAATCGCCTATAAAATTAAGGATAAAGAGGTATTGGTTCTCGGATTAGATGGATTTTGCAACCCTGATGACGTAAAAGAACACAAATTTGAAATTAACGGAAAAGGGTATAAAATTAAAACCTACGGGCGATTTACAAGTGTTGTGAAGATGAATTTATGAAGATAAGTAAATATGGCATTGATTTAATAAAGGAATTTGAGAGGTTTTCTTCAAATCCATATACAGATTCGGTAGGCGTAATAACCATCGGGTACGGCTCTACATATTATCTTGATGGAAGAAGAGTATTAATGAGTGACAAGCCAATTGCCGAACAAGAAGCTACTGAGCTTATAAAAGCCACACTCGAAAGGGACTTTGAGCCTTTTATTCCAAGCAATGTAAATCAAAATCAATTTGACGCACTATGTTCCTTGATTTATAACATTGGTGCGAGTGCTTTTATAAAAAGCACAATTTTTAGAAAGGTTGCAAAAAATCCAAACGACAAGACAGTTGGGCAAGAGTTTTTAAAATGGAACAAAGGGCGAGTAAATGGAAGTTTAGTTGAATTAAAGGGATTAACGATTAGGAGAAAGAAAGAGGCAGAGCTTTATTTTAAATAAATATATTATGAAATTTTTAAGTTTTTTTAACGCACAAAATATTATTTCAATCCTTGCTTGTGTAGGGGTTTTCTTCTTGGCTACCAAGATTGAAAAACACCAAAACAAGAAGGAGTTGAGCCGACTTGATAAGAAAAATTCAGAACTTCAATTAAGGGCAAAAAAGGATAGCTCTACAATTGCTAATTATCAAATTTCTATATTTGAGCTACAACAAACTATTGACGCATCGAAAGATAATGACCAAAAATTACAAGTAATTATTGCAGAGCAGAGAAAAGAAATCAAAACCATAAAGAGTGCTGAGAATAGTTGTTGTGAGGAGTTAAAGCATTTAGAAGAAACGGGAAATATACAATACTATACTAAGGATTGCTGGTCTAAGTGGTATAAAAGGGTATTGGTCAAGCCCAATAAAATAAAATAAAATGTTTGCATATTCATTAGAGGAATTAAATAAGGCTTATTTCGACTTGACCACGCTCACGCAGTCAGACGATAAGCCTATTACTATTTTATACGGAGGCAGAAACTCCTCGAAAACACACTCTTGTATTCAGTGGCTTTTAAAGAAACTTTGGACTGAAAAGGGTGCAAATGCTATTTGGTATCGAAACGAAGGCTCTGTACTTAGATTAAGAGCCTTTAAACCTATTAAAGATGTAGCAGAGCATTATAAGATTGACTCACACATGGCATTTACGTTTAATAATATGTCAAGATGGATTAGATTTAATAATGGAAATCATTTGTTTTTTGACTTCTGTGAAGGTGGGAAGTCAAAAGGTATGGCTAATATTCGTTATGTGATTATAGATGAGATTGACCAAGTATCCAAGAATGACTTTCTTGATATTATTTCGTCTTATCGTGCTGACCCAAAGATTCGCTTTATATTGATGTTCAACCCTGTTTCAGAAAAGCATTGGCTAAAAAAGATGTTCTTTGATGTTCCTGAGACAGAGGAAGAGTTCTTAGAGTCCCTTTATTCAATGGCTAATCGTAGAAAATACACTATTGAAGACAATAAGTTTGCAACCGAAATGGATTACAAACTATTAAATTCTTACAAGCATACTGACGAGAACAAGTATCGGGTTGTTCGTTTAGGAGAGTGGGGAACTACACAAGTAGAAAATCCTTTCTATCATAGATTTCACTACAACACACACACCTGCAACGAAGTACCAATGTTCGATGAATATCCAATTTACCTGTCATTTGACTTTGGTAAATATGACACTTGCGTATTAGGACAACACTTTCAAGATTACGAGATTGGTAGTGACGAAGCTCTATTGAAGCACTTTAGCGACAAAACTGCTGCGAACACGAGACTAAGAGATTATAGGCAAATTGACTCTAAAAAACCACTTAGGCTAAGGGATATTATTCATAATATCTTAAACGAGTTTGGCACTGATAGGGAATATATAATTTATGGTGATACATCGGGAGGCTCAGACGAATGGAGCAAGTTTGCTGAGATTAGGAATTATATGGAAGATGCAGGTTGTGAAATGGTTTCATTCCCGAAAAGAATCAAGTTAAGGCATAAAAGTAATGGTGCTATTACTAACTGGTGCTTAACTATGTATAGAACTAATTATAAGATTGACAAAAGATGTGACTTGTTAATTCACGACTTACTTTCTGTAAAGACTGATGACTTCGGAAATATAGACAAGAATGATGCAGTTAGATGGGATATTTCCCATATTTCTGACTGTTCTCGCTATCTCGACGTTTTAACAGATGGGATGAACTTTGTAAGAAACAATGCCTATTTCGCTGAGAAAGAACTTGGCAGAGAGGTAGGGCTTATTGAGTAATTTGCGTAGATTTTAAAATATTTTGTTATCAAATTTATTTGAAGTTAAACTTGGAGGCAAGTAAAATATTTACTAATTTTGTCAAACAATCACAAGGAAACTATGACAACTACAAAAGGTTTATCAAGATTTAAAATTGTAAAGAAATATGAAAGCAGTATCGTATAATTTAAAGACTGATAGGAATATTGGCACTTTAGGAAAAGAAACACTTCCCTTCTTTAATGCCTTTTCCAGTTTGGTTGAATATTTTCTAAGTAATTCAACTTCTTATAATAGGACATCATCAAATACTATTGATTTAAGACTTGAAATGTCATGTTCACAATCGGTTACAAGGGCTTTGGAAGATGAAAAATTAGCAGAATTGTTTTATGAACTTAAAGCATCCTATCTTGAATCAATTAAAAATGTTCACAAGAAAGGCAAAGAAGAAGGTTCAAATATTTTATTTATGTTGCAAACTGGTGAACTAAGTATAAAGCAATTAAACGAAAAAGCATAGTACAAGTTTTCCAACGCTCGCAAGCAAGATGATTTTGGAGCGAATATTGAGTTAATTAGTTGATTATCAGACTTTTACTTGCTTGCTCACGTTGGAGATAAATCAACTTTGCAAGCTCTTCATTCCAAGTGTCGCCCGAAAAATAAGCGACCCAAAGATATAAAAAGCGT